AGTCGCCCGCATAGTCGATCCACAGCGCGAACGGCAGCGCGATCCAAACGGACATACAGATGATGCACGCCAGCCCGCGCCCGATCCACGTCTCACTCTTTGCCAGGCCGCGCAGCTTCACAAACACGGAAAACGGCCCCTCCTCGTCGGTGATCATCCGGCTCAGGCGGTAGACCGCCAGGCTGGCCAGCGCAAAGGTCAGCGGCTGCATAGCGCCTCAGTGAGCCAGTGCCCGATCGTCAGGTGGCAGTCCTCGATGATGCCGTAATGGGTATGCGGCACGCGGATAGTCACATTCGCGTCGCTCTCCTTGCAAAGCGTACTCGTGACCAGCGCAGATCGGATGCGCTGCGCCCGTGCTTCCCGCAGCGCACCCTCGATATTCGGGCTGGCGCCGCTGCACGAGAGACAGATCAGCGCATCATCGGTCCGCACGAGCCGGCTCAACTCCGCGCCCAAGCCAAGCGCATAATCGCGATCATTCGCCCACGCCGTCAGTACCGCCGGATTGCTGCCCAGCGCCTGTACGCGCCGCCCTGCCGCTTTGGACAGGTCGCAGGCCCAGTGCTGCGCGGTACTCGCGCTGCCGCCATTCCCAGCAAGCCAGAGCGTGCCCTGGCAGGCCTGCACGAAGGCGAGCAGCGGTGCAATATCGAGGCGTGAGAGCGCCACTTTCAGCTCGTCGATGTAGTTCATGGCGTGATGCGCTCCCAGATCGTGATCTTCTTACCCGCCCGATACACCCATGCGCCGATCCGCGCACCGTGGATCGCGTTCGCAAAACAGCGCGGCTGCCCAAAGGCGTCCTGTGCGATCGTGCGCCCATAGCTCCGAATGCCCACCGCATACTCAGGCAGCATAGACGACACGGCAGCCCTCCACGCCTAACCGTATCGGCACATGCCGCAGGCCCAGCGCCTGAGTGATCGCCTGGTGGCGCTCAGGTGGCGCGAGAAAGAGCAGGAATCCGCCGCCGCCGGCGCCGCAGAGCTTGCCGCCCCATGCGCCCTCGTCACGCGCAGTGCGATACCAATCATTCACTTGCCCATTGGCAATAAACCGGCGTTTAATCTTCCATGCTTTGTGCATAACTGCCGCACATATATCTAGCCGATCATACGGAAGCCAATATGCAAACTCTTTTGCTAACTCCGCCAGCCGCCGCACATCGTCCCGATCCTGCTGCTGGCTGGCCAGCACCGCGCCCGCGTCGCCCTGTCGCGCCTGTCCGGTGTCGAGCAGCAGGCAGTGACTGCTCAGCGCGTCCAGGTCACATACGAGCGGCTTGACATCTACGCCAGCGCTGGTAAAGGACAGCAGGTTCAGGCCGCCATAGGCGGCGGTGTACTGGTCTTGCTTGCCGATCGGCGCGCCGAGATCGCCCAACTCCACGTCGCACGCCGTCTCAGCATACGTCGCCGCGACCTTGCCCGGTCGGAGCGCGGCCAGCAGACCCACCGTAAAGCTGCTGCTGCTGCCCAGTCCGCTTGACCCTGGAATATCGGCCATGCTCGTGACCTCGATCGCGGTCTCAATCTCGACCCGCTGAAGACATGCCCGCATGCGATCGTGCCGCAGCTCCGCCACGGTCGCGACATCCTCGGTCGCGCGATAGTGCGCTAAGACGCGCCCGGTAAATTCCTTTTTCACCGCGACCCAAACAAATTTATCAATGGCGGCCGCCACGCACGCGCCAGGCTCCTCTTGGTAGAAGCCGGGTCGGTCGCTGCCGCCGCCGACGAAGCTGATTCGGAGGGGTGTTTTGGTTAGTATCATACGTGTGCTATACTCTTTGCGAGCGCGAAACACGAACGGCCTTAGTGATTGTAGGCACTCAATCTAATGGCCTAGTGCGACTAGCCGGGAGTCCCCATGCCTAGCCCCATAATTGCTAGTCCCGCGCTCACCACGTCTTATGCGCGAACAGGATCGGCTGTCCATCGAGCGTCGCGGTCTCTTTGACGCCCCATCCCCCGAACGGCGGCCCCAGCTCGCCCCAGTGGCCGTGTGTCGAGAACGATTGCGGCAGCACCACCCGCTCGAAGCCCTCATTGATGCACAGATTGAGCGTCCACTGCTGCACCGCGATGTGCGCGAAGTACGGCGCGGTGTCGAGCCAGCGGCGCAGATACGCCTGCCAGAGCTTCAGCCAGGTTGAACGGGTGGCCACCACGCAGCCGGCGTTGCCGATCGGGTCGGCCGCGCTGGTGTGAAAGATGCGCCCGATCTCGTCCTCGCTGACTAAGGGCTGAATGCGGCACAGCTCGTTGATCATATTGTCGCCGCCCACCTTGGGCTCGTTCGGCCCGATGCCTATTTGGCCGTCCTGCCAGCCTTGCAGCCAGGCCCATTCGTCAGGACTGAAGGGCCGCTGCATCTTCACATCGCCATCGATACAGATAATCACCGCATCGTCGGCGGTGTCCAGATACGGCAGCCAATTGCCGTGCTGAATGCAGCCGTTGCCGGGGTTGCCTAAGCTCCGATCGAGCATCCCGGCCGGGATGTGATAGCAGTTGACGCCATCGGGGCAATCCGGCCTTTCGCAGCCCACCAGGCCCAGCGCCACGCAGGCGGGTCTAGCGTGTTTTACCAGCAACTCCAGCGTGCCGATCTCGGCCAGGCGCGGCAGATAGTTGTGGGTCGCGATCGTCGTGATGACTACTTCACGAACACCAGCCCCTGCCGTGTACTGAACGGGTGCGAGCCGTTCGCTCTGACCCAGATTGTCGCTTCGGTGTCGAGTCGCCATCCATGCTGCTCCAAAAGACTAATCCAGTACCCCTGCGGCTGACAGTTGACATGGTGCCAGCCCGGAAAGCCCGGCGGCGCGGCGGTGAGAAAGAGTACGTCGCCGACCGCGAACGTGGCCAGGTAGTTGTCCTGGTACTGCGCCTCGACGTGCTCCACGAACTCCATACACCAGATCAGGCCAAATGCGCGCGGCGGCGTGAACGGCCCGATCGTATAGTCGTGAATGATGACGTTCGGCCGCTCCATATACGGATCGCCGTCAACCCCCCACGCATCGTACCCGCGCTCCGCCGCCGCCTGTACCATCCCGCCCGGCCCACAGCCCACATCCAAAAATGAGTTTTTACGAAACCGCACGGTCAGATAGTCGAGCGTCGCCGTGTCGATGTTGCTGTTGCCGAAATGGCCGCCCAGGTGCGGCGGGAGAAGGCGCTCTAGGTCGGTGAGCGGTTGATCGTCGGCCATCCGCGTTTCCTCCGCTCGTCATACAGCCGCCCATCGCGCTCGGATTGCGCCCGGCCCTCCTGATACACGCGATCGTCATCCCCGCCGAAATACGGATGGTCGTGAAACAATGTCGCCCAGGGCGCTTTGGCGTACAGGCGATCGGCGATCGCGCGCTGGCAGAGTTCCGTGTCCCCAAAGTTGTGATCGTACCAGGTGGGCCAGCCGCCATAGCGATCGAGCAGGCTGCGGCTGATCAGAAAATGACAGCTATGCTCCGTCTCATGATGCCCGTCGTTGAAGCCGACCATGCCCGGCCCATCACCAAACGTCTGCGCGTAGGCGCTATATGCGCGCTGTAACCAGTGCTGGCCCGGCAGCAGGTCGTTGGCAAGGTTGACCAGCAGCGGCGCGTTGGTGTTGTTCAGCCACTCCGATCCGGTTTTCAGCGCCCCCCAATACCCGACGCGCTGTGTTGGCGGCTTGGTCGACCACGTTACGCTACAGATCGAATCAACGCCTTGTGGTAATTTATCGAACATCCATTCGTATAACTCAGGATCGCCATCGACCACCAGGGTTAAGCGCCACTCGACATCGCCCGCCGTCGCCAGCAGTCGATTGACGTTGCGCACGGTCTGCTCAGGGCGGCCGCGACAGGGCATGATCGCGGCGATCATCGCCTGGGCCTCAGCGCCTTCGTCTGCGCGTCGGGCGTCAGCACGTCGGTCGGTTTCAGGATCGGCAGCGGAGATGGCGGCTCGGGGCCATCGAACACCGGAATCACGCGCACCGGGATGCCGTGCTCGAGGAGCCAGTCGGCCTGGTCGCGCGTGACATCCTTGTAGCGGTCGATCGCGTTGTTGCCCAGGCGGATCGCGCTGTGCCGATCGGGATAGTCCCACGTCTGGCTGCCGCGCTCGTCGCCCAGATACTCCACGCGCACCTTGCCATCCGCCATCTCGGCCGCCAGCGGGAAGGGCGCACCCATCGCGGCATCGCGCGCGACCCCCGCCAGATCGGCGTCGCCGCCGCAGCAGCTTGTCATTGGAATCTCTCCCTTGCTATCGCGATAGCGCACTAAGACCGCTTCCATGAGCGCGGGATCCCCGCCGTAGAAGCGCGTCATCCGATCGCCCTCGTAGACGCGGTAGGTAAAGATTGGCTGCGGCAGCCGATGCCCGCACACGCCCGCCATAGCGAGGCGCAGATGAAACGACCAATCCTCCCAGGCGTCCACGCCCTCGTCGTAGCCGCCCACCTGCAGCGCGAACTTGGTCGGAATAAGCGCGGTCACGACATGGATGTTGTGATGCCGCATGTGGTTCTGCACGTACTCCGGCGCCGCGCGCAGCATCGTGCGCCCGTCACGTTCCAGCGTGTAGGCATCCCCGTAAATGTACCCATGACCCCCGCGCCCGTACTCGCGCAGCAGGCTCTCGACCGCATGCGGCAGCAGGTAGTCATCGGCATCCAGGGGCAGGATGAACGCCCCGCGCGCGGCAGTGAGCGCGCGGTTGCGCGTGTGCGCTGGGCCTCTTCGTTCGCCATCGGACGGCAGGATCGTGACGTTCGCCATCGGCTGCACATCCGCCCCGCCGTCACATGCGATAATCATTTCGCAGCTTGAGGCCAGGCTCTGCCATGCGACGCTGGCCGCCGCAAGTCGGACGTGCTGCGCGTGGCGCGGCCCGCAGGGGGTGATGATCGAAACTAAGGGAGCCATCGGCGCCACCATGGCCGGCTAAACCGGCGGTAAAAGGCCGCTTCTGCTTTGGCGCGTGCCAACTCCTGACGAACAATATGTGTTACGGCCGCGTCCAGATTTGGCGGGAGTCCTGGCACAAAATACATGGCAGGGTACTCAAACCAAAACTCGAGCTTTTTGTTAATGTCCCAATCGTCGCTGTACATGTCTGATCTCCTTTCAGACCTCCGAGGTTAAGCGCGCGGCGGGTAGCGGAGTCTCCACCTTTTCGGGCCGTCGCCCTAGCCGCGCGCTGCTTCGTCCTAGCTGTTCGGGTAGAAGTAGGGCACTGGGCTTGCCGGCAGGCCGCCGTTGACGTAGTACCCCGACGCCGGATCCCACTCGCGCTCGTGAATGCTGTAGGTGTAGCGCAGGTTCTGGAACCTGGCCGCCAGAAACGGCGTGAGCAGAATCAGCCGCGGGCGCTCAACCACCTCGACCTGGACGCAGGTGTGCGTCGGGCTCAGCCGGCTAAACAGGAAGCGGCCGTTATCCAGCACCTCGAAGTAGCCGCCGGGGGCCATCCGGCTGGCGGCCGCCACCGCCTCGGCGTTCATGTCGAAGTATTCCCAGAACAGACTGGGCTGGCCGTTGACGGTCATCGGCAGCATGTAGATGTCTGACTGGTAGGTGCCCACCACGCCGCCGGCCGCGACGGTCTCACTTATCGTGTCGTCGATCACGACCTCGTACTCTTTGCCTTCGATCGGCAGCATGCGGTTGGTGCGCAGCCGATCGCGCATGTTGGTCTGCTCTTCGAGCGAGGAGGTGCGCACGATGCCGTAGCTGGTGGGGCAGCCGGTGGTGGCGTAGATGCACGGCCAGATTTGGGTGAGTGTCAGCCACGCGCCGTAGCGCATCGTAAACACCCACTTGACCTCCAGGCCCAGCTGCTCCGACAGGCGCTCCATATTGTTCACCGCGTTGGCCAGCAGGTTGTAGATCGTGCCGCCGGCGGTGTTGAGCGACGCGCCGTTGAAATCGACGATGAGGCTATCGACCGCCGCGCAGGCCTGCCCGGTTCTGGCGTCGCGCTTGCCGGTCGCGATCTGCCGATCGAGGCCGTTGAACTGCTGGTAGCCCTGACTGCCGGCGGTGGTGATCGCGTTGCCGGTATACACGTTGCGGGCATAATCGCGGGCGTAGCCGTTGAACAGCTCGGCGATCTTGTACTCGTACTCGGTCTGAAACACGCGCTGCCAGTTGATCGGCCCCGGCGTCGGCACATCGCCGCCCGGCTGGCCCAGCAGCACGTTATCGCGAAACTCGCCGCGATTGATGGTCTGGCCGGCGTACTTGATGTTCAGCACCTGGCTCATCCGCCCCTGCTGGCCGAAGGGGAAGGTCTGGGTGCAGGTCTTGAAACTGCCCACGGTTGGCCAGTCGGAGCACGCGGCGGTCGGCTCGTTGCCGGTGCTGGCGAGCTGCCCGGTCAGCACCGGGTACAGCTCGTTGGTGTTGACTGACTTCTGCACCGGGATGCGGCCCGCGATCCCCTTGGGCATGATCATCGCGTTGACGATCTGTTTGTTCAGGCCGGGGTAGCCGAGTAATCCGCCGGGGCCGTGCAGCGGCGTGCCGGCGGCTGTCCCGGCGTCTTTGAGTGCGGGCGATGCCGACGCCAGCCAGTTCATCATCTGGATAGCGTCGGGTGAAAGGGCTGGCATAGCACCAGGCATAGCGTCGTCTCCTTACGTCGGTTAAGCGATCGGTTAGGTTGCGGGCGGCGGCGGCGTCCATCCGGCGAAGCTGCCGCCGGCGTCGGTGCGATAGAGCGCGGGCATCGTGCGCGCGGCGATGGCGGCGAAGGGCCGGCTGGGATCGTCAGGAACGACGGGCGCGTTCGGATCGGGCGGCGCCTGCGGCCCCGTACTCTTGAGGGCTGCGGCCACGTCGTCAGCGAGAATCACGGAAGGCTGATCGCCCTCGATCTGGGCGATCTTGGTCGTCAACTCGCTGAGCGAGGCTTTGAGACTGGCCAACTCCTGCACGCGCGCGTCGTCCTTTTGGGCCACGCCGCCGTACATGCCCTTCAGCTCGGCGTGCGCGTCGCCGATGCTCTTGACCATGTCCTGCATCTTGAGCACGGGCGCGAGCAGCGCGCCGAGCTTTTGGGCGAACTCGTCCCAGGACATATCGCCCAAATAGTCGCCCGCCATTTGCGCGGTGTCGTCGATCGGCGGCTCGCCCTCGGCTTCCTCATCCACGCCGCTGTCACCGCCCAGCGCGGGATCGTCCTCGGCGTCTAGCATCGGCGGCGCACTCGCGGCCTTGAGCGCGACCCACTGCCCCTCCTGAATAATGCCCGGCTGATTGCCCGGGCCGTAGTAGATCGTCGCGGCGGGCGTCTCGGCAGCCGGAGCTGCATCGGCGCTCTTGAAGGCGATCTGCTGCGTGCTGGCCGCCTTTTCGGTGGCGAGCAGCTGCTGCCCCAGCTCCAATCCCTGCTCAGGGGTGAGCCCCAGCTCCTGGTACATCGCCTTAAAGCGGCGCTCCATCTCGGCTAGTTCCATGGTGTGCTCCTTGACCGCAAAGCCCGTAAACAGGTTCGCGGCGCGCGCGTAGCGGCGAGGCACCGGACTACGCTCAAATGTCCGAATGGCCGTAAACACGCCGTCCGAATCGGGGTGGCCCTCGGGATAGAGAAAGCCCGGCGACATCTCGTGGCGATCGGCAACCCGTGCCATCTTCGCAGCAATGGCCGCGCTGCGAAACGTGCCGCTCTCGATCCGCGTGCGCCCAATCACCACGCTGTAATCACAGTCGCCAATATCGATCCCCGGCCCCCACGGCGCGTCCAGATTGGACGGATCGGGCTGGCCGATATGCCAGTAGCGCAGCGGGCCGAACTGCTTCGTCGCCATCATGCGCTGGCTGTCGGCGTCTAAGGCCGCCTCGCTGATGATCTCGCCGTCGCGGTCGCGGTAGGCGGTGGTCGTGCGCGCGATCCAGCGCGGCTGGCCAGCGTGATCTTTGAAGACGACAAACGACTTGGTGCGCCAGTCCTCCGGCAGCGCGTCCATCGCCCCGATCGCTTTCGCGCGTCGGATAATCCCGCGCTTGACGGCCGCCTTGTCGTGCTTGGTGCGGCCCAGGCTGCGCACGGCGTCTTTGACATCCTGCGCCGTTTTGATGGGAAACGACCGATCTGGGCCCGCAAAAATGCTATCGTCGAGCTTGCTGCGCTTGATGCCGCCGTAGGTTTCAGCCTTGAGTCGCCACATCGTGCCGTCGTCTTCGGCCATCCCCGCGTCGGTGAGTTGATTACGCTGGGCCTGGGTGAGCTTCGCGCCGCCTTGCGCCTGGCGCTTCAACCGATCGAGCACGCGCTGCTGTTTCGCCTGGCGATCGGCGACGGCCGCAGCGCGGCGCGCTTCCACCTGCCGCCTGCGCTCCGCCGTGGCCTGCTGACGACTCGCGCGCGCCGCATCTAGCGCCTCCTGGCGAGCCGATCGCGCTATGTCGGCGGCCTGGCGGTTCGCGCTGCCGCCGCCACCGCCGCCGCCCCCGGCAGCCTTGGGCTTTTTCGCCGCCGCCGCCTGACGCGCCGCTGCCTGCGCCCGCTTGGCGTCGGCCGCTCGCTTCCGCTCGGCCGCAGCCTGCTGGCGCTCCGTGCGTGCCGTCGTGCGGTCGCGCGCGCTGGAGATGATCGCGCCGGCGCGCCCCGCGTCGCCGCTGGCCGCCGCCGCCATGGCCGCGCGCCCGCTGGCGCTCAGGCGGTAGCTACCATCCTTGGCCTGCTCGACCAGCCCGGCCTCGACGAGCCCCCCGCGCTGTATCGCTGACGGGTCGCGCGGCTGGGCGCCGTCCGCCAGGTCGCCCAGCGCCGCCTGCCCGTCGGGCGCAATGTTCATGCCGGCGAGGATCTTCTGGCGGTTCTGGGCGTGCTCCGTAATGCGCGCTAATCGCTTCTGCTCGGGCGTCTGCGCGACCTTCTTGGGCTTCTTTGCGGCGCCGCCGCCGCCCTTCTTGGGCTTGGCGGTTTTGATGGGCGCGCGCGTGGTCGGCTTCGGCTGCTTGCTCAGCACAAACCCGCGCTTGGGCGTGGCGCCCGCTGGCGATCCGCCGCTGCCGGCCTGGAATTTGCCGGTGTCGCCGCGGTACAGATTGCCGACGATCTGCTTCGCCTTCAGGCGCATGCCCCACTTGCGGTTTTTGCGCGCGCGCCGCGAGCCGAGCCCGGGCGTGCCCAGCAGACCGCCCGGGCCATGGAGTGGGGTTCCTGGTTGTGGTGTCGGGTCGGACATGGCAACAAAAAGCAACAAAAAAGGCCCTCCGCTGCCGGAGGGCGAGAACGCTCTAGGGCAGGAGGGGCCTGGACTGATACCAGTACGGGCGTTCGATTATCCGCAAAGGTGGTAGCGCTTCTCCAGGTACCGAACAATCATCAACAGGGCGTTTCGGACGACGCGGGCAAAGTCGCGCATTTCGTCGTCGCGTGTTTCTAGTGTACTCTTATTGTCAAGATGATGCAATGCCATCAGCGTTGTATCCGCAGCGTCGCGCGGCTCTGCGTCGGGTCATCCACAAAGCGCACGCGCCGGCTCACGTTGATCTGCTCCCGGTGACCACGCGCGGCCATCCGCATCGCCTGGGCCAGCCAGGACGCGGCGCTGTTCCAGTCCGGCCGCATCGCCACGAGCAGCAGCTGGAGCAATGCCGCGTTCCGCTCGACCAGGTCGGGCCGATCGGGCGGAAACAGCGCGGCCGCCTCCACGCGATCGGGGAGAATATCCAGCACAAAGCCCTCTGACGTGCCCATCGTGCGCGTGCCGTCTTCCGACTGCGACCACACGAACGACGCCGGCGGCTTGGAGAACAGCTCAACGAGATCCAAACAGACCCTCCAGGAGTTTCGATAGCGCCTCGCGCGGCGTCTGATGCCGGTGGTGACTCGGCGCAGGATAGGCCGGCGGCGGATAGGCCTCCGGCGGGTCGGTCGGCTCCGGAGCAGTGGTCGCGTCGGGATCGGGCGTGGCCGTCGGCGGCGCGGGCGTGAACGTCGCGCGCGGCGGCAGTGGCGCGTCGCGCGCGGCGGCAGGCGACAGCCCACCTGACGCCAGCATGGCGATGACAAACAGCACGCTCAGGAGGATGATTGGGATGCGCATGTCTACCTCTGCTAGACTTCAGCGTCCACCGCCCGCTGCATAATCCCTGCGAATTGCCGATTCCATTTCTCAGCAATTACCTTGTCAAAGTCGCGCGCCTCGGTGCCGGGATGATGGATGGGCCGGCGCGTAAAGACCACGTTGCCGCCCTTCGATCCCGCAGCGCTGCCGATGGAACGCACGCGGCTTTTTGGACGAAACGGCGTGCGGAACACCAGCGTGCCGCCGGGCCGGGGGGCGATGTCGTGCTCTGGCGTGCCTTCATTCAGCATCGAATAGATCGCGTCATCCGTCCCGATCTTACGGGTGTAGGGCGTCGGGCTGGCGATCGCGAACGTCGGCTTGTCGTCCCATGTCTGCGTGGTCACGTTGAAGTCCGTTTGAATCGCCAGCGCCGTGCTCTGCATGGTGTTGGTGATCGCGCGCGCCATCGCCTGCGGATTCACGCTCAGCTTGCGGGGCAGAATAACCTTGCTTTTGCCCACTATTGCACCACCCCATCCCGCACCCGGATCGGCGCCCAGTCGGCCGCGCGCTGCTTGCATATCTGGCAATGGTCGGTCGCGCCCAGCAGCCAGGTGCAATCGTAGTTGCCCTCGCCCGCCAGCTTCGTCACGTCCCACATGCACGTACAGCGGGTCAGGCAGGTCGAGGTTCCGTCCGCCGGCATGGCCGGGAGTGGCAGCATATCCACGGCGCCCTGCCAGTAGGGCGTCTTGATGCTCCCGGCGTACATATTCGCCCGACTATTCCACCCCGCCTGCCACGCATCGCCGTCCTGCATCACGAGCGCGAATTTGTCCAGGAAGCGCAGCTGCGTGGCCAGGTCGGTTGTGACCGCCGTGGTCATCTCCGGCGTCAACGTGTCCACCTCCGCGCCGGCCAGCATCGCCGCCCCGTGGTAGCGCGCGAGCTGGCGCGATAGCTCCTGCTGCCAATCGCCGACGCCGTTCGGATAGTCGGCTTCCAGCGCGCCTGTCGCCGTCGCGATCAGCTTCGACAGGCGCGCGATCAGCCAGGTCAGCGGAGCAGGCGGGTTAGGCACGGAGACTGGCCTTTCCTAAGCGCTTGGCCCAGCCCAGCTCCGACTCGAGCAGCGCCGCTGCGTCGTCGTCCGCCGCATCCTTCGTCGCCATCCCCGGAGGGGGCTGCTTGGGCGGCGCCGTCGGCGCACTCTGTATTAATGCCAGCGCGGCCGGGCTGAGGCTGCTGCGCTCGGGCGTCATCTTCTCATCATCGCTCAGCTGGCCACCGCTGGTCACGTCATCCGCGACCAATTCCTGCGGCAAGTCCTCGCTGTCCACCGCCAGCTGGCGCGCCATCGCCGGGCTAATCTCGCCGCTATCGATCTGCACTTTGCGGGTGTCGGCGCGCAGCTTCTGGACTTCGGCGTGCGCCTTCTGGTCGCGCATGTCGTTTTCGTCGGCAAATTGCAGCTCGGTGGTGGCCGGCAGCACGCGGTCACTGACGGTCTGCTCCCACCACTTGATGAACGCCGGCATCGCGCCCTGGCCTTTGGCCGCGTCGTCCAAGACCAGTGTCTGCGTACCGGTGCCCAGGCCCTGGCCCGAAAGCGGCTGGATGCTCTGCACCGGTACGCCGATCGTGTTGGCGTAGATCAAATAGCCGTTGTCGCGCTCGTCTTTGGGAATGAAATTACTCAGCAGCTCTTTCAGCTTCACCTCGACCATGCTGATCGGCGTGTCGCTGGGGATCGCGCCCAAAATGGTGCCCAGGTAGTAGACCAGCCCGCGCGCCTGGGCGTCGGCCTCGCCGCTTTTCAAAATCGCCTGCAGGGTCGGGTCGTTGATGCCCTGCAAAAACACCAGCTTATTCGCGCCACCGCCGGTCAAGTTCTCGAAGACCAGCTGCTCCATCGCGGCCAGCTTGGCGATCGTCTTATAGGCCCGCCCGGCCGCGCACTCGCCCACGCCAAACAGCTCCGCGCGGGGGGACGGCTGATCGGCGTACATCAGCACCTGGTCCCAGCGGAGGATCTGCTGCATGCCGTTGATGGGCATAAAGCGCAGCGGGTAGGCGAGGTTGCCGGTGCGGATGCAGCGGAGGCTGTCGAGGTGGTAGAGCCCGGTGATCTTAGATCCCGGCGCGGAGGTCGTGACCGCCGCCTCGCTGAAATCTTGTCGCAGCGCGCCGCTCACGATGGTCGGCTGGGCGGCCTTGACGCGGATCGGCGTGGTCGTGTCGCCCTGCCGCCGGATGCGGATAAACACGCCGTTGTCGGTCGTCAGCAGATCGCGCATCACTTTCAAGGCGAACGGCACCCAGCCCTCGCCGCCGTTCGCGCCTTTCAGCAGCTGCAAGCTACTCGCCACGCGGCGCGAGCTGTCCTGGCTGTCTTTGATGATGTAGCCGTGCGCCGCAAAGCGCGTGGACGCGATCGCGACCGCCGCACCCCACATATCCTCCTTCTGCGGCGTCACACTCAGCACCCAGTCGCGGCGCGGGCTCCAGTAGGTCGGCAGATCGGTGTAACTGGGCGGCGACATCAGCCAGGGGAAGGCCAGGCCGAACACCGCCGGGGCGCTCGACGGGTATTCCAGCGTGTTGCCCTGGATGGCCGATGGTGCGAGGGTATCGGTCATTGCTTCAGCCCTTCAAGAAAGCGCTCTGCGGTCGGCATATGCCATTTCGCGCCGTCCCACACAAAGCCCAGCGCCAGCAGCCGCAAGGCGCAGCGCCGACCAGTGAAATGCGGCGCATAAAACCAGCGTTTATACAGTGCAGCGGCGCTCACGCGCTGTGCGATGCTCATTGCCTTTTCCTGCTTTCGCGCCAGTAGGCGGCACACGAACGCGAACAGCATTGGGTAGGCATATATTTATTGCACGAAAACATCTCGCCACAAACGACACATTGACGCGCTTCCTCATCCGCGCCCTGTGCCCGCCGTGCCGCCGCTCGACAACGGTTGGAACAAAACCGCGTTTGCGACATCGTTCTGGTGGAGTATTCTGTGCCGCAATATTGGCATTGATATGTCTTAGCTTGCCAGATAGCCCATGTGCGACGTGCCTGGCCACTGTGCCAATTGCGACCATCATCCGATCCATGCCACTCGGAAGCTTGCGACGTAAGACGCCGCATATCTTCGTCAGTCATTTGCTGGCGCGCGCGATCGCTCAGTTTTTGCTTGGTCTCATCGGTGTGTGAGCGCCCTAGCCACGGCGCCTGTGCAACCTTGCCCGTATTGAATCCCTTCTTTTGGTCGTATGCTTGATAAAAGTCAAGCCAGTATTGCTCGCGCTCATGGAGATGCTCAACGAACATGACCATTTCGAGTATTTCAAACTCGAAACTCTGTTCACCGTATTTATTCCAAGCAAACTGTAAATGGCTGTTGTGGTGTCTGTTGGCACGAAGATCGCCTTTGTGCCAATACCACCGCTTCCGAACATCGGTCGTTGAACCGATATAGACCTTATTATTCGCAATGCAGGTGATCTTGTAGATGCCAGCAGAAGATGGTACAGTGGACATGTCGATCCTATCACGAGTAGGTTTCGGCCACGCTACCGGCGAGTGAGATCGCGCGGTAGCATTTATGTTCACATTATACCATGTATGTGTCATATTCTGCATTACAATCAGTTAAACATCGAATCGCAAAGCCCAACAAACATATCTCGCCTCGTCTGGTCCGTGATCGAATTGCTTGATCGGCTTGCCGCTGACGCTATCGCGCCGGTAGCTGGCCATCTCGGCGCGAAAGTGCGTGCAGCGCGGATGGACGTGCAGGCGGCGGTGGCCGTTGCGATCGTTCGCCAGCGCGCTGCGCAGCTCTTTGATACTTTCCTCGACATCGCTCGGGCTGTTGCGGGTGTAGACGCCGGCGGCATGCAGCCGGCCCTTCAGCTCGGCTGCGCTCTTATCGACCACCGCGAAATCAGGGATCGGGTAGGGCAGCGCTTGCACCAGCTTGATATGATCGTCCGACAGCATCCCCACGGCGTAGCTCTCGGCGAAGCGATTGAGCGACCCATCCGGGCGCAGTTGGTACAGGCCGAACACGCGCGGGTGACTGTCGCCGGTGTACTGCCCGCTGCGCGGATCAAGCTTGCCGGTGTAGCCGTCGTCAACCCCCCACAGAATGATACCACCGCCGTCGATGTACTCCGCGTCCGTGGTCACATTCCCATCAGTCGGGCCATCCGACCAGACATCATAGACGAGCCCGCTGGCCTGGATCCACTGGCCAAGCACGAGTCGCTGATACTCCACCCCGGAAAGCGTCGCCAGCCACGCGGTGTAGTCGGCAGGGTTGTGAAAGTTATCCGCGGCTGAGCTGAAGTACACCGTCGCCTCTGCGCCATCGATCAGCCGCCGCTTAATCCAGTGCAGCGGCGCATCGGGGTTAGTCGTGAAGATCAGCTGCCGCCACGGCGCGGCCTTGCCGCGCATACGCGCCGACATCGCGCTGAGATCCTCTTCCTCGAACTGGGTGCCCTCTTCGAACCAGCCAATATCGACCGCGCCATCCTGCCCGATCGATTTGAGGTTGTCGCGCGCGTTGTCGTCCAAGAGGCCGACGAACTGAAGAATCGATCCATTCGCGTACTCAAAGCGAAACTTAGGGCTGTCGACCCAGCGCACGGCGCGTGTGCTCCCGACGACTTTGCGGCGCATAAACAGGATCGTGCCGCCGCTCATGCTGGTCTTCGCCTTGCGGGCGATCAGCGCGGTAGAACCGGGATACTTAAGACAGTAGCCGTGGATCTTCTCGCCGGCTAAGCGCGACTTGCCGCCGCCAGCGGAGCCGGTGAGCAGGAGCAGCGGGCTTTTGTCGCGCCAGGGCGCAATCTGCCAGGGCAGCGGATCGAAGACCGCGATCGGATTATGATTCGCCTGTCTGCGGCTTGTCCCAGTCGTCGGGGTCAACATGCGTATAGCCTTTGATGTCCACGCTGCCGGAGTGCTCGACCTGGTCGGTAAAGAGCTTGTGATGTTTGCCCAGCAACTGCTGCGCGGCCTGGGCGTCGTACAGCTCGATGGTCACCTTGCCTTTGTCATCCAGTCCGTACTTCTTGATCAGGCCGAGCTGGCCGCGCTTCCCAGCCTCCAGCAGATCCAGCCGCGCGACAGAGCGCGTAATCGTCGCGGTGTGCAGAATGCGATCGGTTGGCTGCACGTTCTCCTGGCTGGCCAGGCGCAGCATGGCGCCTGCGATATCGGCCGCGCCCTCGTCTGTCTCGGGCACACTGAGCAGCGACCAGGTAAGCGTCACCTCTTCATCGTCGATGCGCAGAAAGTCAGCCATCGATCCCCGCGCCTGCGCGCTCAGTCGTGCGAGCACCTCATCAGCGGGCATCGCGTGGAGTGCTAGGCCCGCGTTGACCGCGGCTCTAACCTTAAGTTTTCTTAAGATCTGGCTCGCCTGCACGTCGGCGGTTTTCTCGCTGTAGCCGGCGCGGATCGCCGCGTTGCGCTGATGCAAGTCGCGCAGATATTCAATCACGAGCTTGCGCTCTTTGCCCTTCAGCTCAGCCAACGCCGCGTCGAATGCCTGCTGCAATGTCTCCTGATCAGCCACGATCTGCTACGCCTGCGGCTTGCGCTGCCCAAGCACCCACAGGATCGCTTCGTACACCGCGCGCGCGATCACCCAGCCGATCCCCGCGAAGAATCCGAACAAGATCAGGTTGACCCAAAGATAGGCCGTAAAGCCGATGTCCATAATCTATCCCCCTCCGAAGAACAGCCAATACACCGCCGCGCCGACGATGCACGGCGCGAGGATCCAAAGCACCGCGACGATAATGATATGAATGCGACGGGCGGTAAACTCGCTCATAATGGCGGCGTGCCCCTCCGGGCTGCAGTAGAGTTCAATCCTAAACTATCCTTCCGGCTTACAGCGTCCCCCCGGCGTACAGGTACGGCGGCGCCTCCGGCGGCAGCGCGTAGGCGGCCTGGTCGGCGTCCAGATAGGGCTGGCTACATGCGTGATACCAGCACGCCGCTGACACTTGGCTGGGCAGCTTGGCATGCAATGCGGCGTAACGCGTGGCCTTGGTCTCCGCCGACGTGGCCGGGTCGTTAATGCCGCACTCAGTCAGCATCCATGTCTTTGCAGGAAAAAACAGCGCCAGCTGGTCAAGCGCGCGCTGAATCTGGCCGGTGTCGCCGGCGATGAAATCGTGATAGGCGTAGGCGTGAAACCCGATCGCGTCCGCGAGCTCGAAGCCGTCCTGGCAGATCGCCCACCACTCGCTCTGGCGATTCTCAAGCAGACCAGGCGAGACAATGCGGGCCTGCGGGAAGGACTCGCGTACCACGCTCAGGCTCTCGATAAACCAGTAGCGGAAATTCCATGCCGCGTCATCGCTCGCATCGTCGGCGTTCGGCTCGTTGCCCAGCTCGACCGTGATGGTCGATCGCGCCTCGCACCAGGGGCGCAGCTCGGCGAGTACGGCCGATGGATCGAGCGCCGGCGGGCCTTGACAGCCGTCGCCGCTGATGGTGCGGACGAGCAGCTCGGGCATGGCCGTACACACGTCCATGCGGCTGGCGTCGTCCCAGGGCGCGCCCCAGCCGGTCACCACCTTGAGCAGCGGCAGACGCGCGCTGCGAATGGTCGAGAGCAGGCCGCCGACCGTGGCGCAATCTGTCAGCACGATGCCTTGCATTACACCGGCCTCGCATAACTGCTCGGCACAAAGCCCAGTCCTGGCGGTTTGTTCACGTTTGGCGGCGAGCACCACAGCCAATCCCCCTGCGTGTCGCCGACATTGATCGTGTCACCGGGAGCCAGCCATGTCTGTCCATTATCCGGCCCGCTGGCCAGCGGCGCACCCGGCTGACGATCGGTCAAGACCGCGCAGGGCGATGTTACCACGTAGCGCATATACACCGTCTGATAGGGCTTTGCGAGGATCGGGATCGCGTACGTGGGCGTGAGGACCGCGCCGGGGCACTCGGGCTTATTGTAGTCGTTGTGAAAGGAGATCTGATGATCGTGCAGATCGGGTCGGTTATCGGGCGCGCTGGTGTAGACGATATCAAAGGTTTTGAGGCGGTCGCGTAGCGTCTGCACCGCAATCTGCAACAGCTTCTGCATCGCCTCCGGCCAGCCGTGACTCTGGAAATAGCCCACGGTCTCGATCCCGATCGAGTAGTGCAGCTGCCCGCTCGCGTCGTGATAGCTATTGCCGGACGCAGCGTGCGTCCCGACATCGTACATCGGGGTGAACAGCCAGATCCAGCGCTCGTCGATAAACAGGTGCGGCCCGGTTGTCCAATGCTTCGTGTCGCGGTAGTAGACCATGATGCTATCTAACTGCGGCTTCCGTTTGGCTTTGATCTGGTCAGCGCTCAGCCCGGCCTCGTTGCGATCCCACCATGATGCCTGGTTGGTGCTGATCGGCGCCCATGACGCATCGGGGCTATAGGTGTTATGGATGACCACAAACGACGGCGGCACGCTGCCGAAGTCATAGCCGGCAACGTAGTCGATAAACTCCTGGCCGGTCTTGGCCTGGCCGATGTAGGCGAATGCGGACATCCCCTTATTCCCCCACGGCGCGCTCGACGAGCGGCGCCACCCGTACATTCCACGCATACACGCGCACGGTCGAATAGCCAAAGCCCAGGCGCTTGGCAATCGCGTTATAGCTCATCCCCTGCTCGCGCAGCACGCGTATCGCGCGCGCATCCTCCGCTGTGACTTTGCAGTAGCGCTTCCCCACGAACGTGGGTGGTCGGGCCGGCTCAGGTGGCGCTTCGTCCGTGGCCGGGTCAAACGGCGCAACCTCGACGCCAAGCAGCCGCGCCTCCAGGCGCAAACAGCGGTCGAGCAGATACTGGCGCTCGGTCATAGCCATCTCCCGAGCAGCTGCGCCAGCAGCAGGATGGTCATCGCGCCCAGCCAGAGGTTCAAATATAGCTGCCGCCGGCTGCGCTCGCCGTGGTCGGCGGCTGTCCACTCTTCGATGCGCGTGACCCGCTGCACCAGGTTGGTCATCACGTTGAGATTGAGATCGGCCTGGTCGTAGCGCCTGAGCAGCCTCCGCGTCGAGTCATCGATCGCGCCGTCGGCGACCGCGCCGACGATCCCGACCTCACGCCGCAGATCCTCGCGCTCGTTCAGCAGCTCGACGGGGGCGTGCATGTCGCCGGCGCTGGCAATCTGGATCTCGATATGTTCCAGCCGCCGAATCTTCGCCTGGCGGATTTTGGCTAAGGCCTCGTCACGCATCACGCGCCCGCCTCGCGCGCCGCGTCAAGCAGCGCCTCGACCTCCGGCCAGCGCTCGCGCATGAGCGCTACGGTCTGCTTGATGTTTGCGATATCGGCGCTCACGTTGGCCAGCAGCGGCGCTGAAACGTCGAAGGATTCTTGCAGCGTGCGTAGATCGGCCGCCAGTTGGGCATCGATCGCATCCAATCTCGCCTGCATGCTGTCCTCAATCTGGACGATCGCGTGCTGCAAACGGGTGGTCTTGTCTTCGCTGGCCTTGAGGATGCGCATGATCAGCAGATCGAGCGCGCTATCGGGCGCGCCAAGCGCGCGCAGCTCATCGATCGAGCTGCGAATCTCAAGCGGCAGGAATTGGGCGTTCTGCGACATACGGGCGGACTCGGAGCGCCGGGGGTGTGGTGATCAAATGCTAACACGCGATTACGGTCAAGTCAAACAGTAATCCGACAGCAGTTATCGATAGTCTATCGTTTTTGTTCCCTTGCTGCAATTACATGATATACACAGCGGTTGAATATTCGTTATCTCATTTGTCCCGCCTTTTGCGAGAGGAACAACATGATCGACAGTAAGCGGCTTCTTTTCCTTACAACATAAACATCGAAATTCATAACGAACGCACAATGACTCCCATTCCGCCTTTGTGTACGATCCCCCTCCGCCTGCCTTGCGAGCGCGCCGCTGCTGTCTTTGTGCTTGTTTAAGTGCTTGCAATCGATCAGGGGCTAGTGAGTCAAGCCATTGCTTCTGACGATCGCGGTGCTCTTTCAGATGTGTGGAGCGGTAGCGGCGTGCATACTCCTTCCGTGCTTGGATACGACGATCCGCTTTTTCCTGAGCCGAAAGACTCGAAAGATCGGTGCGCTTTTGTTTTGGTTTTGTTCGTTTAGCATCACGAAGCGCTAACGCTTGTCTCGCGCGGCGTTCTCGCTTCTCTTCTTCGGAAAGTCCAGCGCGAGACAAGCGCTTTGGCATGACGCGCTTTGGGGTTGTTCGCTTTGCATCGCGAAGCAGCATTGCCTTGGCATTACGCCGATCGCGCTTTTCCTGATCTGACAATTGGGGCCGTGGGGAAGGAGTCTTCGCTGCTGGGGGTTTCGCGTCCCTATACGCCTTTTGTCGCGCCGCGTGTCGTGCCTTGTTTTCCGGCTTACTCTGGTACTTCCTCGCGCTTGCAGCGCGGCGTGCTTTTTTCTCTGCTATACTCAACATGTTCATCTCCTATTCAGATGAGCCATACCCCGGCTGTTTCCAGCAGCGCGGGGCTTCGAATATCTGTGCTAATTATAGCATAAACTACCGATTTGCTGCATTACAATGCGATAAATAAACGTGGTTCGCAAGAATGTGCTACACTACCCTGCAATCAGGCCGGGCATGCGTCGGAGGTGTGGTGACCCAGGCGTCAGCCCGGCCTGAGGCATGCACATAGAAGCCGTTCTCTGATTGAGAACGGCTTCTATGTTGTGGGGATCGCGCGCCGCCTTTGCCGGGGCAGCAGCTGCGCGACCAATCCCACAAGCTATTCATCGGGGCAGCGGCTTCACTAACACCGAAAGCAGCGCCGAGAATGTGTCCCGGTTCTCGGAAAGCCCTTATCCGCTGGCGTCCCCCTGTAGCGGGCATTGGTACGGCGCTCAGCCCCCGGAAGCGCAAGCCCCCGGCGGTCTCCCACCGCGCCGCAAGGATAGCACAGCCGTGCGCCGTGGTCAAGGTTGCTGAGCGCCGGATAGCCGCACAATCAGTCGGTTGGCAGCGCCTGCCCGCTCAGCCACGCCGGCGCATCCACGAATTGCGCGCCGGCCGCACGCGCGGCCGCCTCGTCGCTCTCCATGTCGCCAACATAGACCATCGTATCGCTGCGGTATTCCAGGCCCACCCCGCGCGCGGCGATGAGCATGCCGGGCTCAGGCTTGCGATAGTAGGGATTGATGAAGGTCTGGCAGCGCACGTGTGGCAGCGCCGCTTTGAGGAGCGGATCCAGCGCCGCCGCGGCGGCGGCCTCCGCGCGCCAGTAGGGCGCCGTGTCCCGGCCCGCGCAGCAGCACACGAGCAGCTGATCGGGCCACCAGCGGAGCAGGCGAAAGCCCTCGACCAGGCGCGTGACCACATCCTCGACGGTCGGGTACTTTGTCTGGCCCAGCACGGCGCGGAAGGCCGGCCCGCCCTGGTTGGTGGCCACGAAGGAGGGCGCTTTGGGCGGCAGCGTGGCCAGTTGCTCGCGTGCGTTTGGGAGCGGGGTGGATGTCCAGTTGGTGACCAGCGTATCATCGAAGTCGAAGCCGTAGATCATGGCGCGTTCCTGTGCGTGGGCGCGATGGGTTTTCTGCGTCTCTGCGCAGTATAGCACATGCGATCTGACAGGTGGTAAAAGCGCGACGCGGGCGAGATCGATCCCGCCGACGAACGCAAAACCGCCGCGATCCATTGGCGCGGATCGCGGCGGTTCCGACTGCGTGCGTGCGGTGCGGCTAGTATAGCACAGTCAGTCCACCTCGTAGCCAGGGCTGTCGCTTCCACGGTAGCCCTTGCACCACAAAGGATTCTCCGCCGTGCCCACATTATGCGAGTGCCAGTGGTCGTTTTGCTTATTGCGCGGTCGCATCGGCGCGCGGTGCTTCAGACACAGCTTGTACCCATCGGGCAGATCGTCGGCGGTCGCAACCGGCGCGGCGAGCTGGAGCGGAGCGGGCGCCCGGTACTGCCGCGCGTCCATCAGGTCACAGAACTCATCCAGTGTCAAGCCCTCGGCGACGATCGTGATCGCGCGGCCGCGGTGCTCGATCGTGGTCTGGAGGCTGAAGCGGCGCGCGGTCTTCTCGACTTTCGGCGCGGTCGGCGGATCGGGCAATGTCTCCAGCGGCGCGTGACCAACGAGCGGCGTGGTGGTGTCGGGACGGTCGTTCAGCGCAGCGGCGGCGCGGCTGGCCTCGGCGCGCTTGCGCTCGCGATCGCTCAGGATCTTCTCTGCGGCCGGGGTCAGCACCTCGCGGCCGGCTTGGGTGGTGGTGGCGACTGGCATTCGTTCGCTCGCTTTCGTGATTGTGGTGATTATACGACGTTATTCGTTCGGGTTCGGGTAGGTCGGGATCGGTGCAACCGGCCCGTTGCCGATCGGCGCGGTCTCGGTTGGCGGGGTATCGTCGCGGTGCATTGGTGGCTCGCTTTCGTGGTGTGCAAAGATGGGTGTGGCGGTAGGACGATGCGACCGCCGGCGCTTGAGACGATTTTTGAGACGATTTTGAGACGATTGGGGTTCAGTGTTGCAAATTTCAAGATTGGGAGCAGGGCGGCGGGCCGTGGCCCGTGTCTCGACTGTTAGCCGGCTCCATGCCCTGGTGGAGTCGTCCCGGCCAGTCCTCGACCACTTACTCCGCGCAGCGTTCATTCTGTACGCGCTCTAGGTCGATAATGCGTCCGTAGAGACGTTCGCTCAGATCGGCGAGCTGTTTGACCGCGCTGATGAGGTAATTGATCTGCTCTGGGCTGACTGTGGTGTGATAGTCGGCTTCGCTCAGACTGTCGCGCACTGATTCAAGTATGTCGCGGAAGTGTTCGTTCATCGTCGGTTGACCTCACCTTCTTATTGTTTACATCACTTCGATTATTGTAGACAGCACTTACGCCGCGCTGCGCATCAGCTGCGCCCGCGTCTCGCTGATCTTCCGGGAGAGGCGCTGCGCGGCTTCGTCTTCTGCGAGGGCCTCTAATTCCGCCGCCCGTTCAATGACGTTACAGAGCATGTGGTGAAAGCAGAGCAGTCCGCGCGATCCAGCCTCGCAGGAACAGACCAGGATGCCGCCCTGCTTCGTCAGTCGATGCACCAAGGCGCCGGGGCGACTCGCGCTGGGCACAAGCCACGCACCACCCGCGTAGGCCGGTCGCACGCCCTGCGCCCACTGGTACTGCGCCTTGGTGAGCGCATTGTGCTGGCTTTTCCAGAACTTGACCTCATCGCGGTCTTGAGGCTTTTGCGCCTGCGCGCCGGCCAGGAGCCCCGTGACATCGGCCAGCAGCTCATCGAACGCGGCAGTGATAAAGCTATCGGAGGGGAGTAGGGTGTTCATTGGGCTAGTCCTCCTGATTGAAGTAGTTCAGCTCCAAGACCCGCTTGCTCTCGGCGAACCGACCCAGCAGCGCCAGCTCGCCAGCGCGTTCGAGGGCGTTCGCCTTGAGCGCCGCGTTTGACTGCGCGCGGCTGGCCTGGCTGGCCTCGAAGCGCTGGGCCTCGTGCTGGCTCTCGATGCGGGCGATGGTGGTGTGCTGCTGGGTGGTCATTGCGGTATCCTGTGTGCTGCTAGAACGTTCAAGTTGCTTCTCTATAGCATCAATTATACACCCGTCGCGTGAGATTGTCAAGCATCAATTTGCTACTTGACAGCATCATTTTTCCGTGATAGAGTTAGCCACGTTATTCAAACGCGAGGAGGTATCGGAGATGAAAGTAATCTCGAAGGCGCGACAAGTGCGGCTCGACTACCAGAGTCGAACTGGGCACCCTGTGTCGCTGTCGGAGGTTGCGGAGAAGGCGGACGTAGATCGCATGGCGCTCACCAGGCTAGAGCGCCGCGCGCGGCTCAATCGTGTCGATATGGAAATGATCGCAAAGCTGTGCGCGTTCTACGGGGTGGCAATTGGAGATATTTTGGAGTATAGTCCTGAAGACATACGAACGCCCACGCCGGCGCAGGCTCTGAATCTAGCGCGCTAGCATGGGCGTTCGTATTGTTGTGGTTTCGCGACCGCCTTGCAAGTAAACCGCGAAACCGCTATGTCCCGTGCCTTCCTCGCTCTATGCTCAGTTAGCACATTGACAACCAGTGAGTGATCGTCGCCTCGCATTGAAGTATCCAGGCGTAGATGCGAGCGCCGATCGGGGCAATGCTGCCCAGAACACGTTATACCGTTGTTTTATTCAATCAAGCGGAGTACATATGGATTACATCGAGATCAGGCTTACAAGTGACGACAGCGAGGCATTGGAGCAGTTTACAGCCGATCTCCGCAAATCTATTCCTAGCCTCCGCTTTAATCACGTTCAAGTCGGTCGTAAAGGTGACTGGCTCTGTTATGGGTACTACGACAGTGCGAGAAGTAAGGTAAGTACAGAGCCTCAACACCTTGATAGAGATGATGTCGTTGGCTGGCTTCATGCCTATAAGCACATCCGATCACCTATCGTCTCGTTGCTTGGGGCGGATAATCCAGCGCTTCAACTCTTGGACACTGCCGTTCGCAACATGCGGCGGCGCTTCGGAGCGTAGCCCCACCCGGCCACGTTGCCAGGGTTTATGACTCAATTGTAATCGAACACACGTACTACCCATACGTGCAATCGGCTGATCTCTCGCGTGCTACAGATCGACCGAGATGTTGAGCGCCCGCGCGATCTTCTTCAGCGCCTCGTCTTGCTTGGCCAGTCGCGCGCCGACATTGAAGTAATCCAACACGCCGGCCACCGCGCCGCAGCTCGCGCACTGCACGAAGTTGAGCTTGTAGTTTGAGTTGCGCGGCTCGACCACTTGCATCTCAAACAGGTGGCTGTCGCACTTTGGGCAGCTTGACAATGCCATACGAAAGGACTCCCGATGGACGAAACCAAGATTGAGATCACGATCGCTCAGTCAATGAGCGACGAAGGCCGCACCGCATTCCTCCGCACGATCGCCGTCGTCGTCGCCGTGTTCAGCCGCGCGACCATCCCCACCCTCGACGATCTGGTGCAGGCGCTTCAGGCGAAGCTACCGAAACCGGAGCGCGCGACACGCTGAGCGGGCTGCTGCTGAGCACGAATCCGTGTCTTCCCGCGTTCGTCCGCGATCCGCTTCTGGAGCGGATGCGCCACGGGCGAGAATCGGCATTCGCGCCCGCGCGTCATGCCGAAATGATGGAAAAATGGAGCGAGAGACGGGATACCGACTCGATCGCTCCATGTGCTCCAAAATCGCTGTAAAGACTTACATGAGCCTGCTCGGCAGCAGGTCGATCGCCTTTTGCTTATCGCGTATATCCACAGATAAGTAAATCTGCGTTGTCGCCAGCGAGTTGTGACCAAGCAGCTGCTGAATCGTCCGCAAGTCCGCGCCCGCGCGCAGCAGCAGCGTGGCGAAGGTGTGGCGCAGATCGTGCGCCGAAATGTGTAGTCCCGCCTCACGCACCCAGCCGCCCGCTTCAAACATCTTCGCTAAGGTCTTGCCGCTAATCTTGTGGCCGTGCCGCCCGCCGGCGACGTAGCCCACGCGCTCATCGAGCGGCACCATGGCGAGCGCAGCGACCACCCGATCGTGGAGTCCGACCGCGCGACTCTTCCGCCCCTTGCCGTACCGAATGAGCAGCAGTCGCGCCTCCAGATCGACATCGCTCCACGCGACGTTGACGGTTTCTGACAGGCGCGTCCCGGCGTAGAGCATCAGCAAGATGCCGCGTCGCTCGCGTGCGCGCACCCAGCGCGTTTCTTTGTTCAGCACTGGCAGGGGTCTGGAGAGCAGCTTTTCCAGCGTGCGCTGCTCGTCAGAGGACAGCACGCGCGGCAGGCTCTGCCCGCGTTTGGGCCACACGAAATCCAGCGTCGGATCGTCGGCGCGTAGGCCGGCGCGGATCGCCCAGCGGCAGTAGGCGCGGATCGCTGACAAATCCTTGCCGATCGTTGCAGCATCCAGATGGCGCCGATGGATCTGGTAGCCCAGCAGCCGATCGGCCTGGATTTGTCCGATCGTTGCATCTTCCCCCAACCAGCCGATGAAGGTCTTCATCGATCGCACGTAGGTATCCACCGTGCGACTACTCAGCTTGCGCGCAGCCAATCCAATCGCAAAGCTTGCAAGCGTGCCCGCGATGACTGGCGACACGGCCAGCCGCACCCCGGTTTCGATCTTGGTCTCTACATCAACGCCCACAACAATCCTCCCACCTGCCACGACAGCATCTCTGTCATGGCAATAACGTCACACAACGGGCGATTGGGATGCACTTTTCTTGGTACAGCCCAGCCGCGCGGGGTGCGAACGCCCTGCGAGAAAGTGAGGATCCATGAAGTGGTGATCTGAAAACCATCGAAAACGGGGTGGGGATCGTACGCAATCCCCACCCCATCACCCCGAAGAAATGGAGTGGACATGGAACATCTTACCACAACACCCGACGTGCGCGATCTGGACTGCCTGTATCTCGCCACGATCGGCGGCTGTGACTACTACGAGACCCGCCAGATCGTGCGATCGGATAACGGCGTCCGCAGCGTGGTCGGCCTGGCCAGCGACTGGCCAATCATCCAGCGCGACGCACGGATCCGCGAGCTGACCGCGCTGCTGACCGCCAGCGAGCAACGCAGCATCGAGGCCGATTGCCACGTTGCCGAGCTGCTCGCACGGCTCAGCGCCTATGAGGAGCTGTTCGCAGTTTCGCCCAAAGCCGAGCCGATGGCCGCGGCTGCGGCGAGTAGCGCCGGCGCGGCCGCGTGCGACCACTGCGATTGGCGCGGCCACCCAAAGGGCCTGGGGTCACACAAGAAACGGGCGCATGGGGTGGCCGGCGAGATTGGCCATAAGTCGGCGGGCGGGCA